ACTTAAAGTAGATGCAGACGGTAACAAAACATCACAAGTATGGGGTATCCGTGCTGCGTGTAAGGTAATGAAAACACGTTACTCGAAACCGTTTGAAAGCGTACAAGTTGAAATTCCATATGAAACTGGGATGAGTCCATTTAGTGGCTTAACTGATTTCTTTGAAGCCAAAGGCATACTAAAGAAAAGTGGTAACAGTTTAGAATACATTAGTCCTACAACGGGCGAAATAATTAAAATGTTCCGCAAGCCATGGAATGCAAATAAAGATGGTGCATTAGAAACTGTTATGCGAGAGTATGATGACGATGTCGCAGATGCAATTGAAGAAGATTTAATCGACGATGCAGTTAACGAACAAATGGAGTCTAATAATGAATCTGAGTGATAACGATTTAGAGTTATTTTTACAGATATACGATAAGGCAATTAAATATATTCCTTCTAAAGTAAAAGAAGATTTTGCACAAGATTTTATCTTTGTGTTAGGAGATTATGGAATTGACCTTAAACGTAATGCTACAGAAATAGGCGAACATGAAGAACACCTTGACAAAGCAATTGAACATCACTTTAGTGATAATGATGAGTTTGATTCCGATGATGAGTATGCAGAAGAATATTGGGAAGATGAAGACTGATGGCTAACTGGTATCGTAAAGTTTCACAAAACATGGGAGAGATAGTTGCGGCTATCTCTTACTATGAACGTGAAATTGATGCTGCAAAGTTTGAATGTGGCATGAAAGGTGTTCTCGAAAAACACAGTAGAGAAATGCCGGGTATAGTTGAACATAGGTTTAATCAGCTACAAGAAGTAGAAGCAATATTGGAACATCTAAATACAGAAATGCGTAAACTACGTAGTCAAACATTTCGTAAGTTTTTAGAAAATTACAATAAAGCACTAAGTTCACGTGATGCTGAAAAGTATGTAGATGGTGAACAAAACGTAGTTGACTTACAATATTTAATTAATGATTTTAGTCTAATACGAAACAAATATATTGGTATAATCAAGGCACTCGAAGCTAAAGGGTTTCAAATTAATAATGTAGTTAAGCTACGTGCTGCAGGATTAGAAGATATTTCATTGTAGTATAAAAACTTAAAATAATAAAGGCTTGCTTTATGCGAGCCTTTTTTTATGGTTAAATGCAAATAAAAGGTTGACAAGTAAGACTTCTTACTCTATACTGTAAGTAAGAGTTAGGCAATTAAGGAGTCCGTTATGACAAAAGCACAACATAAGTGGTTAACACAATATACGCCACCAGAAGTACTAGCAATATCATTTGAAGTTTTTGCCGAGCAAGGTTTTATAAAAAGCGGACACGGATATAGCCAACCAACTGGTGAGTTTGACAGTGAAGACAATCAAGTGTATACGCAAATAAGTGATAACAAAACTTGTATTCTTAGAAAAATGCAAGCATTTAAATCTCCTGCTGAAAAGTACCAGGTTGCACAAAAACACATTGATTCTGCAACTAAAGAGATTGAACGCATTAATGGTAAATTGTTAATGAAAAAACTTGGTGGTAATTTATCAAACTTTGAAGATGGACTTATTAAAGCAATCGAAGGCGAAGTAAGTAATTTCCATGTAAGTATCATTGCAAGCATTCCCAACTCTATTCTCATTGATGCTAAACGTCAAGCACTTGGTGACCGTATGTCCACACTAAAGCATACCAGTCAATATGTAGGTAAAAAAGGCCTAAGACTAGATATTAATGTAGATGTGCTAGATGTTAAGTTTATACAATCAAGTGATGTGTACATGATTACAGCCGTATCTGATAAAAGAGATATTGTAAAGTTTTGGTGGAGAGAACAGCCAGATTTAACTGATATTATTGAGGGTAAAACAATATCCATACGTGGCACAGTAAATAAGCAGGAAATTAGCAAATACAGTGACGCTAGAGAGACTCTTTTTAACAGAGTTAAGATATCTTTAATAAATTAATTCAAAAAAAGTTTTAAACCCTTGTGTTATAAGGGTTTATTTCTTGCTGAACAGGTTGACAACCAAGACATCTTGCTGTATAATATACTTATATTAAACAATAAAGGAGCGGTACAAAATGTCAAAATTTAAACTTTATCAAATCCACTTTACAGACGCAGAAGTAGACAAAATTAATGCAGACGGACATGATAGTGTTCACAAGCAATCTTTAAAACTAGATATGAGCCTTAGAAAAAATGACACAGGTGCAATTGCTAAAGAAGCATTTGATCTGGGCTATTATACTCATGTTAGTAATATTGTTGCAGAAGGACTTGAAGGTGTATTCCGTGTAGGAAACATGGGCCCGGAAGAACAAATCGAGAGATTGTCTAGAATGAGTTCTGTAAGCGTTAGTGATATTGTTGTTGATGAAACAGGTAAGAAATCAGTTGTTGCAGGCTTTGGGTTTGAGGCAGTAGCTTAAAATAAAGGTTGACAAGTAAGACATCTTACTGTATTATTAATATATAAACTAGAAAACAGGAGTTTTTAAATATGCAAAATTTAGTAGCTAAGAAACGTGGAAAGACATCTAAGGCAACAAAGATAATTGAGATTATCGACGATGCAGTAGACAATCCAAATGAGTCCGATGCAGAAATTATCGAACGCATGCGTGAACGTTTTAGTATTCTAGATGATATGACACAAGCGTCAATTGACGGTGTTGTACGTGGAATGGTTGTTACAGGACCTCCAGGTGTTGGTAAAAGTTTTGGTGTAGAAGCCGTGTTGGAAAAGAACAGTTTGTTTGATAAACTTGCTGGTAATAGAATGCGTTTTGAAGTTATCAAAGGTGCCAGTAGTGCAATTGGTTTGTATAAGGTACTTTATAATAATGCAGATCGTAACAGCGTTCTTGTGTTAGATGATTGTGATACAGTATTGTATGATGAGACAAGTCTTAACTTGCTTAAAGCAGCATTAGACTCAAGTAAAAAACGTACTTTAAATTGGAATACAGATAGTGCATTGTTACGCCGAGAAGGTATTCCAGATGCATTTGAATTTAAAGGTAGTGTTATCTTTATTACTAACCTTAAATTTGATAAGGTACGTGGTAAGATTAAAGATCACTTAGAGGCTATTATGTCACGTTGTCACTATTTAGATCTTACAATGGATACTACACGTGAAAAGGTATTGCGTTGCAGACAGATTGTTGCAGATGGTATGCTTGAAGAATATAACTTCACTACAGAAGAAACCAGTCAGCTAATGGAATTTATGGTTGATAATAAAGAAAAGATGCGTGAAATTAGTTTGCGTATGGTAACTAAACTTGCAGACCTTAAGAGGTCAATGGGTGCAAAGTGGATGCGTACTGCAGAAGTTACATGTATGCGTCGACGTTAATAACTTTAGCATAAGGTAACAAAAGGTCCTTAACGGGCCTTTTTTTAATGAATAAATAATACTATGGAATTTATACTCAAAGCAGTTATAGGCGGTATCGTTATCGCTGGTGTCGTTACTGCGGCACAACGTGGCAACCCAACACTAGGCGCTCTAATACTTGGCATACCGTTAGGTAGTGTTGTTAGTCTTATCTTTATGTATTATGCAGGAGTGGATCTTAAAGTATTCCAACAACTAGCACAAGAAACAATTTACTTTGTTTTAGTTAGTTTGGTTTTCTTTCCACTATTTGTCATTACATTAAATCATTGGAACTTTTGGTTATCATTACTGAGTTCTATCTCAGTTACAATGATTGCATTATTATTTCTAAAACATTTCCTAGAAAGCAATTGACAAACACCCTGAAATGTAGTATAGTAGTACTATGAACTGTACAATAGTAATTAAAGACGAAGTAAACTGTAAAATCGAAGGTCTCGATTTAAACACCCGCAAAAAATGTGAAAAGGAATTAAAGTTCTTTATGCCTTACGCATTTCATGTACCAGCATACAAGTTAGGTAGATGGGATGGATGTGTAAGCTTCTTTAGCGTTGGTGGAGTAACATATGTTAATCTACTTGATAGGTTGTTGCCTATTATTATGGATAACGGTTATTCTATTGCAGTAGACGATAAACGTGAATCAACTGAATCATATGAATTTAGTGCAGTAGATGAATCTACGTTTGCACATAAAGTTTGGCCAGAAAAGCATCAGATGGTCGGTGAGCCAGTTGTACTCAGAGATTATCAAATTACTATTGTTAATAAATTTTTAACTACACCACAATGCTTACAAGAAATTGCAACAGGTGCAGGTAAAACATTAATCACAGCAGCACTATCTGAGCGTGTAGAGCAATATGGAAGATCAATTGTAATTGTACCTAATAAAGACTTGGTACGACAAACATATGATGATTACCTCAACTTAGGACTAGACGTTGGAGTTTACTTTGGCGATAAAAAACAATTAGGAAAAACCCATACAATTTGCACTTGGCAAAGTTTAAACAGTATTAAGAAACGATTCAGAGATGGCGTTGACGATATGAGTTTACGAGAGTTCTCAGATGGTGTTGTTTGTGTTATTGTTGACGAGGTTCACCAAGCAAAAGCAGATGTGTTAAAAGACATGCTCACTAAGGAATTCGCACATATTCCATTACGTTGGGGATTAACAGGAACTATACCAAAAGAAGAACATGCTAAAACAAGTTTACAAGCATGTCTTGGTGAAGTTACAAACAAACTAAGTGCAAGTGAATTACAAGACATGGGCGTATTAAGTAACTGTCATGTTAACGTAGTTCAATTAAAAGAAACAGCAATATACAATGATTACCAAAGTGAATTAAAATATTTAACAACAGACAAAGCACGTATGAAGTATCTAAGTAAGTTTATTCAAACAGTTGCTGAATCGGGTAATACACTTGTATTAGTTGACAGGATTGCAAGTGGTGAGATTATTGCTGAAAATATACCTGGTGTTACTTTTGTGAAAGGTGCTATGAAAGTCACTGACAGAAAAGAAGCGTATGATGAAATTAATGAAGCAACTAATAGTATTACTGTCGCAACCTATGGCGTAGCAGCAGTTGGTATTAATATTCCACGTATCTTTAACATGATACTTCTTGAACCTGGGAAGTCGTTTGTTAGAGTTATCCAGTCAATTGGGCGTGGAGTAAGAAAGGCGGAAGACAAGGACTTTGTTCAGATTTGGGATGTAACTAGTACAGCTAAGTTTAGCAAAAAGCATCTTACTGAACGTAAGAAATTTTATAAAGAAGCGAATTATCCTTTCACAATTGAAAAGACGGATTGGCGTTAAGAGAGAAAACAATGAAAATATTAACTGTAGAAAACGAAACATATGATCTGGATGATATACCTGAAACAATTGATGACTTAAGATATGGTATTCTTGATTACACAAATCCAGCTCACATAGACTATTACTTTATCCCACTTGTGTTCCTAGAAAGTTTTTATGCACCAGCTGCTATATTACAACTTGGACAAGTAACTATTAGCATGCCACTTGATTGGCACATTGTTATATGTGATGCAGAAGTAGGCGACCCAGAAATTATGAGTTTAATGAGTCTAAACGATAGAGGCTTTACTGCATTTGCGTTTAATCCAATTACAGGATTTAAGCCAGAGTATGTAGATATATCAATTGTTAACATCTATAGTGATGTAAAATGGTATGCACCTAAGTTAAAGTATGGACACTTACTATGTGTTCCACTATCAGACAAACCAAATTCACCATGTGTGTTGTTTGTTAAAGATGCAAATAAATTGCCCGAGGTACTTGACATTGGCGAACTTTGGTAGTATAGTAAGAACATGAGCAAGTTAAACATTAAAGAAGAAATGAGATCAATCGATCAAAAAGATCGAGGATGGTACGATAGTCTCACTGAAGAAGAAAAGAAGAAACTTGGTCTATGGTTGCTTATGCGTTATACAAGTAATGCACAACATTCTTACGCTGAACATTACTTAGAATGGACTAACGAAGCAGTTAACGTGCATTTTAATGCAATTAGAAAGCACCCACAGTTACAGTATCAGTTGTTACAATTAGTTGGAGTAGGTACTACAGTATTCCATGGATGGATTGCACCTGGTAAAGCACAAAAGAAAAACAAATTACAAAGCTGGCTAACTGAACACTACTCACATTTAAATGATGACGAAATAGACATTATGTTAAGCAGTAGCAAAGATGAAATTAAAGCACTATTACACGAATACGGATTAAAAGATAAAGAAATAAAAGATCTAATTGGTAAACTTAAATGACAGTAGGCTTTAAATGCGAATATTGTAACAACACATTTAAACGTGAAAGCACTATGGCAGTTCATATGTGTGAACGCAAGCGCAGATACATGAGTAAAGATGACAAAGAAGTGCAACTAGCATATAGGTCATATCAACTGTTTTATAGAATAGGAACAAACGCTAAAAGTGAAAAAAGTTTTGATGATTTTGCATCAAGTCAATATTATACAGCATTTGTAAAGTATGCAAAATACTGTATTGACTTACGGGTAGATGATGTTCCTGAATACACACGTTGGTTACTAAAGAATCAAGTAAGAATAGATAGATGGACAAGCGATAGAAACTTTGCGGCTTGGATTAAGACTAGACTAAAAACAGAAAGTGCAGATAGAGCAATAGAAAGAACTATATTGTTTATGCGAGAATGGGGCAACGAAACTAACAATGATTGGAACGAATACTTCCGTCTAGTAGCGCCAAATCTTGCTGTATTTCACATATGTAGTGGTAGGATTAGCCCATGGATAATATACGCAAGTTCGCAAGCACAAGGGCTATTAGAGAAGCTCACAAGCGAACAAATACAGATGGTTACAGATTATATAGATCCTTATTATTGGCAAAGAGTTACACAAACACATGCTGAAGATTTTAAGTGGGTTGAAGGAATAATGGAAGAGGCACATTTATGATAGCAAATACAGATATTGACATTGACGTTGCAGATAGAACTAAGTTGTTAAACTTAATTAAACATACTCCTGCAATGATTAACGATAATGGCAGACGCAAGAAACACAACACTGGTGTATACTTCCATGAAATGCCAAGTGATCCATTTACAGGGTTAAGCACAATAGATCACAAAGAAGCAGAGTCTAAAGGTTACTTTAAACTAGATGTACTTAACGTAAGTCTTTACAAGGATGTTGAAAGTTATGAGCAATTGGATGAATTGCTTGAAATGGAACCTATGTGGGATTTATTGGAGCATGCAGAAATAGTAGAAAAATTATTTCACATACATGCACATTATAATATTGTATCTAAGATGAAGCCTACTACGATAGAACAGCTTGCAGCAGTATTGGCAATTATTAGACCAGCTAAACGTAGTCTGTTAGGTAAAGACTGGAATACAGTATTCTCAACAGTTTGGGAAAAGCCCACAGATGGTACATATTACTTTAAAAAAGCACACGCAATAAGTTATGCAATGGCTATTGTATTACAGCTTAATATGTTAGTTAAAGGTTCTTCTTAATAAGACTAATATTACGGCGTTTAATACGTTTAGTAATACTATCACTTAATCTCACCTCAGGTCCAGCAATAACTTCCATTTGTTTTATATTAAAACTTTGACTAGTCTTGCTAAACGGCCATCTATTTAGTAGTGCGATATTAATAGGTAATTTTCTATTTGTCTCCCACCACCATTCGTCACCTAATCTTAAAAAAGACTGACGCTCTTCATTTGTTCCAATTCTATCGTAGACATACATAGTAGCTATGTGGTTGTCTATGTTCTGCATTATTCCCAGATATTCATTACCAGCATATTCAATGACAGTAAGGAAAGGAAATTCTTTTAACAGTGTTTTATATTTTTCAATCATTGTACATATATTTATTAATTTTTTTCCCGGTGGTTTTTGTGATTTGCATAAATACATACACAGGAGAACATGAATGTCAAATTACGCAACCACTTACAATATTAATCAAACAGGCGACTTATACGCTATAGATGCCTCATCTGCTAAAACAGGCTTAGGAAGTTATGCTTCCTCAGCGGGCACTACAATAAACTCTCCTGTTAACTATAGGTTCCTAAAGCTATTTACCGGTTTAGATAATGAGTTTATTTTTTACATAAAAAACATAGATCGTAAACCAATACAGCTACATGGGCAAACTATTATGGCTAATTTAACCAATAGAGAAACCCAAGCAAAAATAGTATCAAAGAAATGTCAAATAGTAGACTTCGACGAAGGCAAAGTTAAGTTTGTTGTGACTTCTGGCGAAATATCTGCAATACAAAACGGTTTCCTTGACCTAGTATTTACCTATGTAAATTCTCAAGGTTTAAATCTTCCATTATTTGTAGATCAAAATCTTAGACCAAACTATACAGTTGAAGTAAGCGATCAAACTGCAAACATTCCGCTCACTACATCAACTGCTACATCCTTTACACTATCTAGTGGATTCTACTACAGTAGTAACTTACCTGGACCAGGTGCATACAACAAAGTTAATGGTATGATTACATTAGCAGTATACGCAACCAACTACACAGGTAATTTTTACATACAAGGTGCATTAGAAGAGAACCCAACAGAAAATGATTGGTTCAATATTATCTTGGGTACATATACAGATGAACATTACCCATATATCAGCTACACGGGCATCGATCCGTGGACATTCCGCACAAATATTAAATATCTTAGAACTAAATTCACACAAACGCAAGGAACACTTGACAAAGTCATAATTAGAGTGTAGTATATACACATGAGCTTAATGATTGACTATGTTAGAAATCTGATTCCGATGAACTGGAAACCTAGCCCTAGCGGCTGGACCTCTGGTAATTGTCCTATGTGTATAACTAATGGACAAGCCCGCCCAGACACACGTGGACGAGGTGGATTCCACTTCGATGAGGATAAGTTTCAATATCATTGTTTTAACTGTCATTACAAAACAGGATGGAGCCCAGGCAATAAAGTTAATAATAGGCTAAAGGACTTGTTACTAAAATTTGGTGCAGATGAAGCATCAGTTCAGCGTATGCAATTAGAGCTTATGCGTGAACTTGATATTACACATACATTGTTAGTACAAGAACGTAGAAAAAAGCTAGTAATTGATTGGGCAGAAACAGCATTGCCAGAAGGCACACTGCCTTTTATGGAACATACTCCAGATACTAATTGGACAGAAGCAGTAAAATACTTAACTGAACGAGGATTTGATATAACAGATCCTAGACTAATGTATAGTCCTTCTAAAATACCAGCTAGAATGTCAAAGCGTTTTGTAATACCATTTCAATATAAAGGCAAAGTGGTTGGATACACAGGACGTTGGATTGGCACCCCACCAGACGGTATGCCTAAGTATTATAATCAACAGCCTTCTAAAAACTTTGTTTATGGGTTAGATAGACAACACGCAGATAAAGAAATTGTTATATTGACAGAAGGCCCATTAGATGCTATAATAACAGATGGAATCAGTGCTGGAACAAACACAATTAGTGATGAACAAGCAGACGTTATTTTAAGTTTAAATAAACAAATTATTGTATTACCAGATGCAGACGAAGCAGGAATGAAGATGGTAGATGCAGCAGTTAAACACGGGTGGAGTGTTGCATTTCCTGAATGGGATGATTGTAACGATGCAGGTGATGCATTAATGAAATACGGCAGATTATTTACAGTACGTAGTATACTAGACAGTGCTATAAGTAATCCTACTAAGATACAAGTTATTGGAAGGAAATATTGCAGATGAGTGAACAAAAAGAATATACATACGAACTACAGAAATTATTTGTAGAGTTTTTAGCACATGATCAGGATTTGTTTGTTCGTGTAAATGGTATATGTGATCCAGAGTTCTTTACAAGAGAACTACGTAAGACAGTAGAGTTTATTCAAGCACATGCAAACGATTATGGTGCATTACCTACAAGTGAACAAATTGTAGCAACAACAGGTATGGAGCTACAAAATTTAACTGATGTAGATGCAAGACACGATGATTGGTTCATTGACGAGTTCGAAACATTCTGTAAACACAAAGCATTAGAAAAAGCAATTTTAAGTTCGACAGATTTACTTGAGCAAGGTGAATTTGGTGCAGTAGAGTTAATGATTAAAGAAGCAGTAGGTATTGGGCTTGCTAAACACCTAGGAATAGACTATTGGGCAAACCCATTAGAACGTATTGAAAAAGTACGCAACACAAGAGGCGGAACAAGTACAGGTTGGACTGAAATAGATAAAAAACTTTATGGCGGATTTAACAGAGGTGAATTAAACATATTTGCTGCACCGTCAGGTGGTGGTAAGAGTTTGTTCTTGCAAAACTTAGCATTAAACTGGGCATTAGATGGAAAGAATGTATTGTATATTAGTTTGGAACTTAGTGAAGAACTATGTAGTATGCGACTTGATAGTATGTTAACAGGCTATAACACAAAAGAAGTATTTAAAAACGCAGAAGATGTTGGATTAAAAGTAGGAGCAATTAGTAAAAAAGCGGGTAACCTACAAATTGTGCAAATGCCAAATGGCATAACAATTAATGACGTAAATAGTTTTATGAAAGAGTATGAAGTAAAACATAATATTAAATTAGATGCAGTATTACTTGATTATTTAGATTTAATGATGCCAGCACAACGTAAAGTTCCACCAAGTGACTTGTTTATTAAAGATAAATTTGTATCAGAAGAATTGCGTAACTTTGCAGTAGAAAAAGATTTATTGTTTGCAACAGCATCTCAGTTAAACAGGGCAGCAGTTGAAGAAGTAGAGTTTGACCACTCGCACATTGCAGGTGGTATTAGTAAGATTCAAACAGCAGATAACGTAATTGGTATCTTTACAAGTACAGCAATGCGAGAACGTGGACGTTATCAAATACAATTTATGAAAACACGTAGTAGTGCTGGCGTTGGACAAAAAGTAGACTTAGCATTTGATATTGCAGGACTACGTATAACAGACTTGCCGGAAGACGAGCAGGGTTCAACTACATTTCAACCTAGTGCAATGCTAGATAAGATTAAAAGAAACACAAATGTAACACACCAAGAAAAAACAATAGCAGAAGAAAGTATAATTGAAGACACGGCTGCCACGGATAGACTGCGTAGTATGTTGAAAAAAGTCAACAAATAACTTTTAATTAGATAAATACAAGTAATATCCAGTTTAGGAGTTTGGGCTGATGAAAAAGAGAACACGTAGTTTATTAGAAGAGATTAATAGTTTAGCACCTTCTAAGGACAGAATTAATATATTAGAGTCCAGAGGCACAAATGCCATTAGCGCAATTATGAACGTACTAGAGATGGTGGATGCAAACTATAGTGACGAAGATGCCCAAGATATACAAAAAAGAATAATGCTTAGTATTAAAAATAGAGATCCTGAACGTTTTAATAGAGGTATTAAGAATCTAAGGAATAAAAGATGAATATCAAAGATATTGTAGGTACAGTTAAACGGAAAGCACGTGATAGTAGAAAACATCGCAAGATCCAGCCTGATAACTTATATAAAGTAAACACTAAAAAGTTGTCAGAAGGCGGAGCAATGCCAGGTGTTGGATCAATTCACCATACTGAGATTGATGCTACAATAGATGCATTAGAAAAGTCATTGGGTATTCCACTTAAAAATAACGTATTAGGATCAGTAGGCAAAAAAGAATTTAGTGGCGACATAGACATTGCAGTTGATATTCCAAAAGAAGAATTGCCTGCATTTGCAGAGAAACTAGAAAAGTCACCACTGGTACAAGAAATAAAAAAGTCTAGTGTGTTTATGACAGTAATTGATATTGTTGGTTATAATGCAGAAAATACTAAAGACGGATTAAAGCGTACAGGTAAAGTACAAATTGACTTTATGCCAGGTGAAACAGAATGGATGAAAACTTATTACCATTCTCCACACGAAAAAAGCATGAGTCCAGATGGTCGTTCTAGCAATTACAAAGGAACGTTTCGTAATATCTACTTAGCAACAATAGCAGGTGTTTACCAATCAACTAGATCCGAAGAAGAGAACGAACATGGACGCCCATTACAACAAATGCGTTGGATATGGAGCCCAGCAGATGGACAGTGGTGGATTAAACGTGAACCTAAGCCTAAGGCAAACGGAGAAGGTTATACAAAAGCAAACCTTGATACACGTATTAAAGGACCATTTACAGACCCAACTCAAATTGCAAAGAATTTTGGACTAGATAGCGCAGACGATTTATACAGCTTTGAAACATTACTAGCAGCAACAAAGAAAAACTATTCAGCAGAAGATTTTGCTAAAATAATTGAACTATTTAAAAACAACCATCAAATCCAGTCAATGGGTGTACCTACAGAATTAGAAGGTGATGCATAATGTTTATTAAAGATATATTAATGGAAAAAGCCGGTAGTGCTAGAATTCAGCACTTAGAAGATTTAATTCTTTGGAACGGTAAAGCAGGTGCTCAAAAAGCAATATCATCATTACACAGTTTAGAAAGCAACCCAGGCGATACTACTATTAAATGGGATGGCTCACCAGCTGTTATCTTTGGTCGTAATGAAAACGGTGAATTTATACTTACAGATAAAAGTGGATTTGGTGCTAAAGGATATGATGGTAAAGCAACATCAGCAGATAACTTAGAGAACATGTTAAAGAATCGTCCTGGTTACGAAAAGAACCCACAAGAATATGGCGGCTTTATTAACCAAATGAAAGCAGCATGGCCTGCATTTGAACAAGCAACACCAAGCGACTTTAGAGGTTATGTACATGGTGATTTACTTTGGTTTACAACACCACAAGCAAGTGATGGTAAATTAGTATTCACTCCAAACACAACACAGTATTCAGTTAATCCTGCAAGCGATATTGGTAAGAAAATTGCCAGTAGTACAGTAGGTGTTGTGCTACACGCACATATGGACTTAGAAGGTAATAAGAGTAAAGTAGATGCAACTAGATTCCAAGCAGGTCCATTGCTAGCAATGCCACCACAAACTGTAACTGAAGTTCCAGACATTGAAAGTGCTAAATTAAAAGAACTTGAAAACTTTGTTAACGCAGCAGGAAGTGATATTGATGCAGTATTAGCACCGCCTGCAGAACTTAAAATGAAGAACTTTCCAGATATTTTATATATGTATATGAACCATACAGCAAAAACAAGAACATCAAATAAAATTGGTAGTAAGAACTTTGTACAATGGTTAACAGCAGATGGTTCTAAAGTTAGTAGTGCTAAACAAGGCAGACTTGTAGAATACTTAAAGCAACACCAAAAAGGATTAGATGCTATATTTGCATTTATGCGTAGCATTGGGCCAATCAAAGATAATATTATAGCACAACTTGATGCAAACCCAGCTGACATTGAAGCAAGCACAGGCGGGCAAAAAGGTGGCGAAGGATATGTAATAGGAAAAGATGTTAAGTTAGTAAATCGTCAAGGGTTTACAGCTTCAAACATGGAAAAAAATAATTAAAAGAGAGTAAACAATGAGTGATATAAAAAAACAATACACAGCAACGCAATGGGCAGAGATAGAAGGCGGTCATACAATGAGCGAAGAGTCTACTGGATTACCGTTTATGCAGTCGCTAGGTGAAGCTCGTATGTTTAAATCAAAAGCACAGATTAAACAAGAAGGTATCCGTAGTGTTGCTGATCACGTGTTTGTTAGCATGTTGAGTTTATATGCAATAAGCCAAGATTATAATTCAGCCCCAATGGCAAAAAACTATGCAAAAGCAACAATTGCTAGAGGTAGTTTCTCAGCAGCCAGCCCAGGCGGAACAGATTTATACCAAACAATGTTTGTATTAAATAAACCAGCTGGAATAGTAGATAGTGCAAAAGACACGTTACTGTTAAAGAAAATAACAGTTGACAATACAAAAATAAAAGGATTTCTAAGAAAAATACAAAATGGTTCAATGTCGCATGGTGAAGCACAGTCATTTTTCTATAGATTAGAAAGCCAATTAAATATACAAGATCCTAAATTAAGAGCAGCTAGACGTTTAACACAAAACTGGAGTAAACTAACTACAGGACAACGTACACTAGTTGCAACACAACTTGATAGATATTATAAAACAGCAGCTTATAGAAGCGATATGAGACCTATTTTTATGAAGTTTGCTAAGAATAATGGACTTATTGTTGGAGCATCTAAAGCAGGAAAAATTGCTAAACGAATTGCAAGAGGAGCCGCAGCATTTACAGCAGGTTACGTAGCTGGTAAAATGACAGAGCTATAAAATGCATCCATCAGGAACGCAACGACCGTCTGAAGTAATAGGTGGAAACACATCTTTTTATACAATATACACGCTAATAGACATTACTGATTCAAACGTATCTAGCCCAAAAATAAATGAGAAAAAGTTTTATCAAAGTCAGAACTTAAATACATTTATGCAAGTTATAGGATTGAGAACACAACCTATAATAAGTAGTATAATAAAGCTAGAAACACAGGATACAGCAACCTATAACTTTGGTACAGGGTTTACTAGTAATCAAACTGTATGGGTATTAAAATTTGTTTCTGATACTGATCGTGCATGGTACAATAATGGAAGTTTTACAGCATTATTGCTACAAGATTTTAATCTTATACCAATACATGACCAATTAGATGAAACAGCAACAATAGATGGCGACATTATAAATACTAATAGTGAAGAGAAGACCAATACTTACTTCAGTTTTAGTGAAAACATATAAATAGTACTATATGCTACGAAGGCATATAATTAGAAATCAGCTCTTTAAGAGATTGTAATTAATAAAAGTGGATCGGATTATGCCAATGCAACAATCAAGACTAGAGCGTGAAAACCTAGAAGCACATGTAGACTTATGTGCAGAGAGGTATCGCGTGTTAGAAGAAAAATTTACAAGACTAGAAAATAAAGTAGATGACGTCGGTGATCAGATTAAAGCACTTTCAGACAAGAATACAGCAGATAAGGTATCTGGTAACAAATTAGTAATAGGCGCTGCTGCAACAGTTATTGCAGGGTTGCTAAGTACTATTGTATTGTTACTACTTAATTTGCAAGGTATGCAGGCTCTGGTACTATAATGCTATTAAATGAATCATACAGTAACGTTGTTACAGAAGCTAAAGTAGTTTATGCTCGGAGAGGCAAGAGTATTACTACTAAGTTTAGATGTACAGTAGGACCTAGAAAAGGCCGTGTTGTTGCATCTCCGGCGCAATGCAGTAAACCTATAGATTTAAAGAAGAGATTTGTTTTAAGAAAAACACGAGCAGCTAAAGGCTCGCGAATGATGAAAAAAGCACAACGAACAAAGCGAGTAAATCCGCAAAGTAAGATTATTCGACAATTAAACAAGGCGAGAAAATAATGGAACATGGAAGCATAATAGATACACTAGTTGATTTTTTACAAAATCAAAGCATTAAAGCTGATCCAGAACTATTGTCAGCCTCTTTAAGAGAATTAAACTTTACACAAACACTTAGCTTAATTGATAAGCTAAAAGTTATGGATGTACACGGCGTAACAGAATTATTAAATATAGACTACGATGCACCAGTAGCAAACGAAGAACAAATTAATGAAATAGATCCTAGCAGATCACCATGGACACAAAATGGTAAACATCCAGGAGCAATGGATGCAGATGAATTAAGAACTGAACTTGCAGTATTTGACGAACTAAGAGATAGAGGTGATCATTTGTCACCAAGAGAACTAGCTCAAGAAGATTCATTATGGAATTACTTAGAGCAAATTGATGGACCACAGGTAGAAGAAGCATACGGAGCAGCAGGAACACAATTACCTTCCGCTGCATCTATTAAAGCACAAACAACAAACGACAAAAATAATCAACGTGATTTCAACAACAATCAACTAATTGCTAGCCGCAAATCCACCAACAGTGAAAAGAAACCAGTTCCAGGCAACCGGAATCCACAAGCAACTGGACAGGGCGCATCAAGAATGACTGGAGCAAATCCAGATGATGTACAACGTGGACAAAATGCACAACAGAATGTCCAATCGAACCAAAATGCAGCTGAAATTGAAAGATTAAAGCAACTTGCATTTGGGAGACGTTAATGCGATCAGTATTAGCTCCAGGTGGCATCCCGACATTTGTAAACAAATTAGAACATAAGGTATATGAGTCTTGCAATGAAACAGTATATAAAGTAGATCTTTCAGAACGAGATGCATATATTATGCAGAGCCTAGTAAACAAGAACTTAGTTAAAAAAGTTGTTGAAGGCAAAAAAGTTTATTACACAAAAACAAGGAGTATGTAATGTCGTCGCCAGAAGTACGTGGAATGCAAGATATTTTGGACAAGCTGAATGCAGCTGCCGAAACACATCATAATAACACACAAGTCAATGAATCAACAGAAGCTACAACACCTATAGTACATACTGCAAATGTTTCTAAAAATGCAAAAGGTATGTACGATATTCTAGCTAAACTAGAAGCCGCTACAAAAACAGCAGCATCTGAAGTAGCCATGGAAGCAGAATATGACACTTCTTTAATAACAGCAGGCGCAATTAGAAATCGTGTTGCTGATTCAATTGAAATAGACGGAAATTATAAAATCCAGCTAGTAGAAAGAAAAGTAATTGATGGAGTAAACAAAAAGTTTTATAACATCGAAGATTCAACTGGTACAATACTACATAAAGAATTAGCACTTTTTGAAAGTGCAATGGGTATTGTAAAGAACTTAATGTTTGCAAAAGGTGATACAAAAATTGAAAAGATTGTTCAACTTGATGACCGTTATGCGGCTTACTTAACAGAAGCAGCTATGTACAAACACAAGTCAATGACATTAACTGAAAGTTTTCGGACTGATGTATATGTTGCAAAGCAAGGAAATGCAATACATAAGTTACAAACTATCAAAAAACAGATCAAATCACTGCTCTAAGCATAAATACAATATAACAGAAAAATGGGGTTTCAAAATGGAATTACAACAATTGAAAGAAAACAAACTATCAACTCTCAAGCGAGTGCTTGATGACGTGTTTAGTCTAAAGTTAGACTTTAATGCACCTAGTACAAAACTAGAAAAAATTAAAGAATCTACACAGAAAAAAATTACAAGTTTAAGAGAAAACGGTCAAGACGTTAGTAACAAAGACTTTCAAAAGCTACTATTAATTGCGGAAGGAATGGACATGGCAATAGAGAAAAAGAAGCTAGAAGAATCAGCTGATTTAGATCAAGCTGAAGTACTACTAGCCGCTAAACAAATGGCAGATGATTTACAAAAAATGGCTGAAAACTTAGCAAGTATGCAAGTTGAAGACTTAATGAGTATTCATAATGCAATGAAAGAACAAGTAGGTACAGCAGAAGCAGACGCATTTAATTCAAGTGCAGAATCAGCAATTGGCGCGGCGTTAGATGCAGTTAAATCTGCAAACGAGCAAGTTGGAAATGCAGTACTAACAGCACAAGGAATGGCACCTGAGCAAACAGACATGGATATGGCTGTTGAACCAGAAGGCGATTTTGGCATGGGAGTTGACGCTCCAATGGACGAGCCAGCAATGGACGATGATTTTGGCGGAGCTGATGCAGCAGACGTTGATTCAGACATTGACGGACGTGAGATGAAAGAAGATGCTTACTTATCAGCAGTGCGTACTATTAAAGAAGCACAAGCAGAAGGCAAAGTTTCTCCAGCTATTCTCAAGCAAGCATTTGCACAGTTAAAGAAGAAGTAAGAATGAGATACAACGATTTAATAAAGCATACTCTGATAGATTTATTGTCAGTAATGACTGCAGAAGGAGCGACTTCGTTATCGTTGGAAACATTAGAAAAAACGTTAGATGCACAAAACATGCATGTTGATGGACAGGAACTTAAACAACTACTTGACAGTATCCCCATTGTAAATACTGTTAAGGATGATGTAGTGTTTTTCAACAAAGATAGTGTTGACGCACCTGATAAGAAAACACAGGATAATACAGTTTCCAAACTGGCTAAGAAAAAAGTAGATAAAGAGATGAGCAAATGAATATAGGATTAAACGCAGCACAAGCTAGAGCCAAAAGTTCGCAAGACATGGTTGTTTTCAACGAATGTACTGCGATTATGAAAGCTATTATAACTACAAGTGCAACAGGCGTTTATGAAACATATGTTGCAGATGCTACTACAATGACTGAGTGTACACCTAGTACAACAAAAATTGGTACTGTAAATGCACCAACAGTTACAGTAGGGCAGACGTTAATTATTAATTCAACTACAATTACACTAGGAACGTCAGGTACGAACTTAAATGCTATTGTTGCGGATATTAATGATGCAGCAGTAACAGGTGTTACTGCAACTAAAGATGCTGGATACCTAGTGTTAACCATTGTTCTTAGCGCATCAACAACTTGGTCGTATGAAATTGGTACAGGAACAGCAAATACAGGGTTAGGGTTTACAGATGGTATATATGTACCACCTACACCTACTAGCACAACGTATTTCAGTTCATGGCAAGGAGCTCTAACAGACAGAGCGTTAGACAATCAAATGAACACAGTAATTAAATATTTTGGTAACCTAGGTTACAAACTAAACAGACTAACAAATTCTGCTACTGGAAAGACTTTCAGATGGCACGTATATTGGTAACATAACAGGAGAATACCACATGGCACACACGTTAACACATAAAGTATCAACAGAACTAGTAGACAGAACATCAGGTAAAATTGGTGATGACAGTATAATAAGCGCCGAAGCTATGGCAATACATCAGGCATATGTTGCCGATGACAGAATTACAGGTGTTCAAGTAC